AAATTGGTGGTGATGAGGTATTTTTTTAAAAATATTTTATGAAAAGAAATTGGATTTATATTGCCGCCGGTGTGTATCTTGTTTGGTATTTAATGCGCAAGAAAAAAACCGGCCCGAATGCACCGAGTGTGCAAAATGCATCCAGTACGGCCAGGCAAATGGTTGCTGATGTAGTTGACCAAACCACATTTTTACCCGATACAACAACCGATGCGGATTTATACGCAAAGGATAAAAGTAAATGTTTATGAATTGTCAAAAATACATTACTGAAACAAAGATTTTTTCCAGTAGTTCACAAACTGATACCAATTGTAACAGTGTAATTTTTGTGAATACCGGTACCAGTAATGTTACCATTGATGGTTTTACCCTTACACCAAACCAATCATGGAATATTACCGGTAATAAAGATGAAGTATTGGTAAAGGTCTATTCATTTAACTTTTCGGGTACCGGAGTTAATCAATTGACCGCATTATTCAAAAGATATATCGGATAATAAATGTTTGTAGATTTTAACATACTTAATCAACTTGGTTCCCCCAGTATTAACAGTAATACATTTGCTAACCGGCCCAGTGCCGGACAAGTGGGCCGACTCTTTGTTAGTACCGATACTTTTGAAATTTATCGTGACACCGGAACCGGTTGGGATTTAATTGGCGGCCCCGGTTCCAGTACCGTTACCGGTAGTGGTGCCGCCGGCCAGGTTACTTATTGGACTGGTTCCAATAGTGTAAGTGGCGAAAATAACTTATGGTGGGATGCCGCGTCAAATCATTTAGGAATTAATACAATAACACCCGGTGCCGCACTTGACATACATAGTGCCGCCGATGTTGGTATGCAATTAAATGGCACCGGTGCAACACCAAATATTTATATTGATTTTTTACAAACCGGAACTAGTCAATACCGGTTAGGTTACACCGATGGCACAACCGATTATCAAAGATTTTCAGTTTATGATGTTACCGGCGCAAAAGAGGTACTGACAATAGACAAGCAAAGCCGATATGTTGGTATAAACTTTCAATATAGTTCACTCGCTGACCAACCGGCATACACACTTGATGTAAGTGGACAAATTAGAGGGCAAAATTTATTGGTAAATTCAAGTGGACAAACTCATTTAATTAGTAATCTATATGTTGCACCTGCTGATGGTCAAAATATATTTATTGGTAATGGCGGTCAATCTATTTCATATACAACAGGTTTCACAGGTAGCTATAATACTAGTATAGGATTTAATTCATTATTACAAATTACTACGGGTTTTAGAAATACGGCATTAGGACATGTTGCACTAATGGAATTATTAACCGGTAGTGGAAATGTTGCAGTTGGCGATAATGCTGGAAGATTTTTTGGCACATTAAATACTGATGTTTTAACAAATTCAACCGGTAGTATATTTATTGGCGAAGCAACAAAAGCATTATTAAATAATTCTTCTAATGAAATTGTAATTGGATATGCTACACAGGGTCTAGGTAATAATACAATAAAACTCGGTAATAATAGTAGTACATTGTTACAAACAAGCGCTGTTGTAAATGCGGCATCTTATGTTCCAACAAGTTCTACTATACCTTCAAATGGAATGTATTTGCCTTCTACAAATCAAATTGGTTTTGCTACAAATTCAGTTGCGCAAATGTATCTAAATAGCACTGGTTTGGGTATTGGTACTAATATGCCATTACGAAAATTGCACGTTGTTAGTGGTGTAGGTACAGGACAAATACAAAGTACATCTACATCATCTAATTTATATTTTGCAGATACAAATAGTACAATAATAGACAATCAAGGGATAGGGTCAATTGGTAATGATATTTATGTAACAACTGGTGGTTTAGGAAGAATTAGAATAAAAGATAACGGAAATTTGCTTATTGGCGGAACTACTGATAATGGGTATCGTTTTCAAGTATATGGAAATGGTTATTATTTCAATGGAAATGTTGGATCTAGTAAAATGATAATTTATTCAGATTACTCAGGTGGTAGTGTCGGTTTTTCTATGTTTAACACAACAGGAACTGCTACTATTGATGTAAATGGAAATGCTGGAAATATAAGCGGAATAGGTAATATAACGACTGGCGCACCTACAGGCGGCACAGCCGCACCGTGGAAACTTGGCAGCCGCGTTGCAGCAACGGTAGTGGTTAATACGACAGAATATATTGAACTAGACGTTGGCGGCACTCTTTACAAATTAGCAACAGTAACATAAAAAATAAAAAATGGGATATTCAATTCAGCCGGTTCAAATCTGGACTAACGGACAAGCAAGCGAAGGAAATTTTATAGACGCGTCAATTGTCAATGACAATTTAAGCAATTATGCGCAATTTTATTGGGGAATTAGTAATGTTACAACTGATAGCGAAGGAAACGAAACAAAACAAACACTGGCCCAGGGTAATACAACAATTTCCGGCCCGGATTACACGGCATGGGGTGAAAGCCAGGATATTAATTTAGCGGCTTACCAGTATATTTGCACGCAATTAAACTTAACCTTAATACCTTAATCATGGACAAATTAACGGAACTGAAAGCGCAAGCCTATGACCTTTTAGCAAACATTGAATGGTTGCAAACAAAACTTCGCGAATGCAATCAGGCAATTGCCGAAGAAACGAAAAAGAAAAGTGATGGACAACCAGTTATTGACAATAATAATTAGTGCCATTTTTAGTGCCGGCGCAACTTGGGGTGTACTTAATAACCGTGTAAAGGCATTAGAAAAGCAAATGGAAAAGCATGATGAACATGGTGAACGGCTAACCAGGTTGGAAACCAAATTGGATATTATTGTTGCTCATTTAATGGATAAAGAATGAAAACACAATTTGTAAGAATTGCCGATGTTGTTTTTTTTGGGCCTTTTATGCTATATGCGGCATCCAGGCCAAAAATTGATAAAACACAAAAAGTAATACTTGCAACAATAGGTATTGGAACGATTGTTTACAATGCAATAAATTATTTAAAATATGAAAATAAAAAAACCGCGTAATTGGAAAACAACCTTTTTTGGTATTGCAACAATTTTTTCGGGTGTTGCATTAATTATCAAGGGGCAATTAGTTGAAGGAATAACCGCCATAACAACCGGTCTTGGCCTGGGTGTTGCCAAGGACTTTGACAAAACCGGCATTTAATGAATGCGAAAGGCAAAAAACTATATTATTACACTGGCCATCGTTGGCCTTTTACTAATTAGTAGAAAAGTGAGTGCAACAAAAATTATTGCTCAATTTGAAGGATTACGATTAAGGGCATACCAAGACACTGGTAATATTTGGACAATTGGTTATGGCACCACTATTAATCCGGAAACCGGATTACCTATTAAGAAAGGTGATGTTATTACAAAAGAAAAGGCCCTTTCCTGGTTGCGGATTAATACGGCGGCCCTGGAAACACAAATAAAAAAATTAGTAAAAGTGCCTATTAATGCCAATCAATTAACGGCATTAACTTCACTGGCTTACAATATTGGCATTGGTGCATTTACCAGGTCAACACTACTTCGCATGCTTAATAGTGCAAGCGATAAAAATTTAGTTGCCGCACAATTCATTCGTTGGAATAAAGTAAAAGGCAAAGAGGTTCCAGGATTAACAAACCGCCGCAAATTAGAAGCGGAACTATTTCTTTCATAAATTATTGATTTATACTACTTTTTAGATAATGCCCAGTCACGGCATTATTTTTTTTTGTTTATATGTAAAAAAGTAATATAAATTCGTATTGACAAACGATTATTAGCCCAAATTTGGAACCATGCAAAAAGACCTACTAAACCAGGTTGGCCCTTACTTGGCCGAACTGAATGGCAAAATTCACACTTTACAATTCATTGGAAAAAATTTATCCGAAACCCAGGTACATTTTGAAGTTACCTTTCCGGATGGTGACCGTGTTATTATTGACCAACGGTTAATTCCATACAATTTACAAATGGAATTACGAACCTTAATTGATGATAGCATTGATGAATACCAAAGAATTATTAAACATTTAACCGAGGTACACCATGCGCAAAAAGGTTGAATTTATTAGTGAATTGCTATTTTTTTTATTTGTAGCAACACCACTTTGTTTTTCACTTTTATTACTAATTGAAATTTTTTATTTACCACAAACAATTAAAAATCTTTTACAATGCACAAAACTTATGATGTTCCGGCCTTTCCGCCGCAAATAGTTCAAGACAACCTTGGCCGCGTACTGGCACCAATTCCAGGCCTTACAAAACGCGAATATTTTGCCATTACTCTTTTACCGCATTTTCTTGAAAGCAAAAAAGTATATGCAAAAAATGGCAACCAACTTAATCCATACCAGGCATGTGTAATGGCCGCCG